GAAGAACAGTGCGGTTGGACGGTGGCGGACATCCGGCGCGCGGCCAAGGAAGCCGCCATCGGCCCGGTGCCGCTGCCAACGCCGCGACAGGCGATCGAGCGCTCGCGCCAGACGGGCGCCTTGGTGCTCGCGTCTGACGGCAAATACCACGCCTTCACCACGCCGGAGCAGGACAAGGCAGCAGACGCCTACCGCACTCTCCGGTTCGAGCTCTTGCAGGACATTCCGCCTCTCGATCCAGCCGACGCGGCGGCTGCCGTGCCGGAGCACATGCGCGACTGGGTCACCGCACGCGCCGCCGAGCGGCTCGCCTGGTTCGAACGCTTCACCGCGCTGTGGAGCGAACGTCATGCCGCATGACTCCGTGTTCTGCCGGCTGCGCGACTGCGTCCGCGACGAGATCGCCAGCACCCTGCACGAGGGCGGCGGCCGGGCGCGTGACATCGCGCGCAGCGTTTGCGCTCGGCATCGCGATCTGATCGGCATGCTCGGCGAGCGGCTGGCCGAGGATGCGGTCACCCGGCTGGTCAACCGCGAGATCAAGCGCTGGAGCGCCGTCGGCACATCGATGCGCGAGCAGCTCGTGCTGCCCGGCATGCTGGCACACGTGCGCGCCGACTTGCCGGCCGCGATCTCGGTGCCTTCGGCCGATGACGACGACGATCCGATCTACCGGCCGCTGTTCGGCGGCAGGTGCGCCACCGTTGGCGAGCTGCGCGCCGCGGTCGCCGCACTCTGGAAAGGCATTGCCGATGACCAGCGCAAGGCCCAGGCGCTGACGCAGCTCTTGGATCTGTTGATCAGCTGCGGCGCCGGCGACGGCATGCCGGTCTACGAGGCGCTGCAGCAGGCGAATGGCACCGACCCATGAAATCAGCGGCCGGGCCTTCGGGGGAATACGACAGCCGCGAGGCGAATACCCCGACCGCAAGGCTCCAAGGCGGCGTCGGGGCCCGGCCGCACCCGATCAGCGACGGCAACGTGGAGCGAGACGCAACAGAAGGAGCGTGCCCGATGATGACGATGGACCAGCCCACCCTTGAGCAGCTGCGCGCCTGGCCGCCCGGCAAGGTGGCATCGCTGCCGATCGAGGTTCTCAGCGCCATCGCCGACAGCCTCGCCGAGATGAAGGCGTTCGTCGCCGACGCCGAAGCACGGCTCAACGCCGGGCTCGATGTCCGGTTCGGCGATCGGGCGCGGCAGCTGCGCGCCGCCGACGGCAAGGATAGCGGCCGGATGCGGCTCGGCGACGGCCCGTTCGTCATCGTTGCCGATATCCCGAAACGCATCGACTGGGATCAGGGCAAGCTGGCGGCGATCGTCGGCCGCATCCGCCAGGCCGGCGATGATCCGGCGGAATACGTGCGCACCACCTACGAGGTGAGCGAACGCGCGTACTCGGCGTGGCCGCAGAATATCCGCCGGCTGTTTGAACCGGCCCGCACCCTGAAGCTGGGCAAGCCACGGTACGCGATCGAGGCGCGCCGGGAAACGGAGGCTGCGTGATGGCCATCGATCTCGCCACGCTCCGCTCCACCACGGCACTCGCCGCCCCGCGGATCCTGGTCCACGGCGTCGCCGGTGTTGGCAAGACGACGTTCGCCGCCGGGGCGCCCGCGCCGGTATTCATCTGCACCGAGGACGGCCTCGGCACCCTGCAGACGCCGCACTTCCCGCTGGCCAGAACGTTCGATGCGGTGATGGAGGCGATCGCCGCGCTGTCCGAGCAGGACCACGACTTCGCGACGGTGGTAATCGACTCGGTCGACTGGCTGGAACCGCTGATCTGGCAGAAGGCCTGTGAGGAGAACGGCTGGAACAACCTGGAGCAGCCGGGATTTGGCAAAGGCTATGTCGCTGCTCTCGATCTGTGGCGCCAGTACCTCGATCGCTTGAACGCACTGCGCGACGAGCGCGACATGGCGATCATCCAGATCGCCCACACCGACATCAAGCGGTTCGACAGCCCCGAGCACGAGCCCTACGACCGCTACGTGATCAAGCTGCACGCCCGCGCCGCGGCGTTGCTGCAGGAGCATTCCGATGTCGTGCTGTTCGCCAACTACCGGATCAGCACCGTCAAATCGGACGTCGGCTTCAACAAGAAGGTGACCCGGGCACTCGGGTCCGGCGAACGCGTTCTCTACACCGCCGAGCGTCCCGCCTTCCTCGCCAAGAACCGGTATGACCTGCCGGACAGCTTGGCCCTGTCCTGGGCCGCGTTCGCCGAGGCGATGCCGCACTTCTCCACCGAACAGAAGGACTGCTGATCATGGCCAGACTGGGCGAAACCTTTGACGCGACCACCGTCGAGCCAAACAAGCCGTTCGAGCCGCTGCCACCCGGCCGCTACGTCGCGCAGATCGTCAATTCGGAGATGCGGCCGACCAAGGACGGCATGGGCCAGCTCTTGTGGCTGGAACTCGACGTGCTGGAGGGCGAGTGCGCGGGGCGCAAGCTGTTCGACCGCCTCAATCTGATCAATGCTAACCCGACCACGGTCGAGATTGCGCAGCGGACGTTGTCGGCGATCTGTCATGCGGTGGGCAAGATGCAGGTCGACGACTCAGAGCAGCTGCATCTCATCCCGCTGATTGCCGACGTCAAGGTGCAGCCGCCGAAGAACGGCTACGATGCCCAGAACACGCTGCGCTACATGCCGCTGGAGCAGCAGCGCCCTGCGCCGCGGCCCGTCGCACCGTCCGCGCGCCCGGCGGTCGCGGCAAGGCCGGCCACACCGGCGGCGTCTCCGGCACCGGCGGCAAGAACCGGCACCGCTCCCTGGCGTCGCAGCAGCTGATCGATGACCACCATGCCCGATCACGAGCAGCCGGCGACGCGGGAGGCGTGCCAGGCGCGGCTGGCCGAGCTTCATCGCGACGTGCAGGCGATCCGGATGAAGATCGCCACCGCCGATCTTGAACGGCAACAACGCCGCGGGCGGGTTGATCCGCAGCAGTTTCAGGAGTGGCGGACGGCGTTGCGCGACAAACAGGGTGAGGTCGAGCGTCTCAGGCGGCACATGGCGACGCTGCCACCGCGGCGTGAGACCTTCAAGGATCGGCTGATCGCGGTGCTGCGCGCCGATTACAACGATGTTGCCTGGCAGGCGGCGGTGGACCGCGCGCACCAACCCGGGGAAGGCTGATGGCGCCGCTGCCACCACCTCCGGCGCCGACCCTCGATGCGATCTACGCCGCCTATGTCGCCGATGCCGACGACGGTTTCCGCGACCACTTAGGCGCCTCGATCATCGGCAAGGATTGCGAGCGCGCCCTTTGGTACGACTTCCGCTGGGTGACGAGGCGGGCGTTTTCCGGCCGCATGCTGCGGTTGTTCGACACCGGCAAGCGCGAGGAGGACCGCCTCGTCCGCGATCTGCGGCGGACGGGGGCGACCGTGCTCGATGCCGACCCGGAGACCGGGCGCCAGTGGCAGGTCTCGGCGCTCGGGGGCCACTTCGGCGGCTCGCTCGATGCGGTCGCCATCGGCCTGCTCGAAGCACCGAAGACCTGGCACGTCGTCGAGTTCAAGACGCACTCGGCGAAATCGTTTTCGGCGCTGAGAAAGGACGGCGTCGAGCGCTCGAAGCCGCAGCACTGGGCGCAGATGCAGATCTACATGCATCTCACCGGCATCACGCGGGCGATGTACGTCGCTGTCTGCAAGGACACCGACGAAATCCATATCGAGCGGCTGCGCGCCGATCCGGCGGAAGGGCAGCGCCTGATCGCCAAGGCCAAGCGGGTGATCGACGCGGCCCGTCCGCCAGTCAAGATCTCCGACGATCCGGCGTGGTGGCAGTGCCGATTGTGCGAGCACCACGACCACTGCCACGGCGGCCGGCCGGCCGAACGCAACTGCCGGACGTGCCTGCATTCGACGCCGGTCGAGGGCGGGTGGATCTGCGAGCGCTGGCAGCGGCGGCTGTCGTCCCTCGAACAGCGGCAGGGGTGCCCCCTCCACCTGTTCGTCCCCGATCTGGTTCCGGCCGAACCGGTCGATGCCGGCGACGACTGGGTCGCCTATCGCTTTGCCGATGGCCGCCGCTGGGTCGACGGCGGCGGGGCGAGTGCAGAGGGGGCGGCATCATGATCGAGCTCCGTCCCTACCAGTCAGCCGCGATCGAGGCGATCTACGCCTACTTCGCCGAGAATGCCGGCAACCCGTTGATTGTCTTGCCAACTGGCACCGGGAAAGGGTTGTGTCTCGCCTCCTTCACGTCGCGCGCCATCGCCGACTGGCCGGACACCCGCATTCTCATCGTCACCCACGTCAAAGAACTGATCGCGCAGAACCATGCCGAGATGCTGCGTTTGTGGCCGGACGCGCCGGCCGGCATCTATTCGGCCGGGCTGAACAAGCGCGATCTGCACGCGCAGATCCTGTTCGCCGGCATCCAGAGCATCCACAAGCGCGCCTACGACATCCAGCGATGCGATCTGGTGCTGATCGACGAATGCCACCTTTGCCCTCGGACATCGGACACGATGTATCGCCGCTTCCTTGGTGATCTCGCGACCATCAACCCGCACCTCAAGGTGATCGGGTTCACCGCTACGCCCTACCGGCTCGACAGCGGCTTACTCCACGAGGGCGACGGGGCCTTGTTCACCGATATCGCCTACGAGGCCGGCGTCGCCGAGATGATCGCGCAGGGTTACTTGTGCGAGGTGGTGCCGAAGCGGACGGCAACGCAACTCGACACCACCGGCGTCGGCAGCCGTGGCGGCGAGTTCATCGCCGGCCAACTCGAGGCGGCGGTCGATATCGCCGAGGTGACCGCATCCGCCGTCGACGAGATTGTCAACCACGGTGCCGACCGCGGCTCGTGGCTGGTGTTTTGCTCCGGCGTCCGCCACGCCGAGCACGTCCGCGACAGGATCCAGGGCCGCGGCTATGCCTGCGAGGCGATCCTCGGAGAGACGCCCTCGGCCGAGCGGGATCGGGTGATCGCCGCCTTCAAGCGCGGCGAGATCCGTTGTCTCACCAACGCCAACGTGCTGACCACCGGCTTCAACGCCCCCGGCGTTGATCTCATCGCCATGCTGCGGCCGACCAAGTCGGTCGGCCTCTACGTGCAGATGATCGGCCGCGGCACCCGGCTCGCCAACGGCAAGGACAACTGCCTCGTTCTCGATTTCGCCGGCAACGTCGAGCGGCACGGGCCGATCGACCGCATCGACGGCAGGAAGCGGAAGAAGGACGACGAAGAAGGAACGGCCCCCGTTAAAACCTGCCCCGACTGCCAGACCATTGTTCACGCCTCGACGCGGCTGTGTCCGGGTTGCGGTTACGAGTTCCCGCCGCCGCAGCCCGATCTGTCGCGCACCGCCTCGACCTCGGCGATCCTGTCCAGCCAGATCAGACCGGAGTGGGTTACCGTCTCCGGCGTCAGCTATCACCGCCACGAGAAGCCGGGCAGCCCGGCGAGCCTGCGCGTCGAGTACGCCTGCGGCCTCGCCTCCCATCGCGAGTGGGTGTGCTTCGAGCACACTGGCTATGCCCGGCAGAAGGCGGTGCAGTGGTGGCAGAAACGGCTGCCCGATCGGCGGGTGCCGCATTCGGTCGCCGAGGCGCTCGGGCTTTCTGACCAGCTGCCCGTCCCGGCGCGGATCAGCGTCCGGCCGCAGGGCCGCTACACCGAAATCACCGGCTACGAGTTCGCCCCATGCTCTGCTGCGTCTGCCACCGCGAGGCCCGCGGTTACGGCTGGTTCGATCCCGCCCTGCCGTTCCGACATCCGAGGCAACGGCTACGCCACCTCTGTTCCATCGCCTGCCAGGACCTCTGCCATCGGAGACGCGGCATGATCGATCCCACCCCGAACGAGAAAGCGGCCTTCGTTCGCGGCGGCGAGCTGGGCGGCGAATATCTCGACAGAATCGGCAAGACCGATCTGGAGATGCTGCAGCCGGAGGAGTGGCTCACCTTCATCGAAGTCATCGTCACCGGCTACTGCGACCATCTGCGCGCGCTGGCCGAGCGCGACGAGCAGCTCTTGCGCCGCCTCGATCCGCAGGACGTGCCGTTCTGATGGCGAGCTTCATGGCCGATCTCGGCGCACGGCTGGTCGACAACGGCTTCGCCGTCATCCCGATCATGCCGGGGACGAAAAAGCCGGGACGATTCATCGGTGGCGCTTGGCGTGACTATCCCGGCTGGAGCAAGCATTGCAGCCGGCCGACGACCGATAACGAGGTCTCGATCTGGAGCCAGTGGCCGGACGCCGGCATCGGCATCGCCGGCGGCACCGTCGCCGCGGTCGATATCGATGTTGCCGATGGCGAGGTGGCCGTCCGCATTGCCGAACTGGCGCGCGAACGCCTCGGCGAAACGACGGCACTGCGCATCGGCCGGGCGCCGAAACGGCTGCTGGTCTATCGCGCCGACACGCCGTTCAAGGGGATCAAGCGATCGCCGATCGAGATCCTCTGCGAGGGACAGCAGTTCGTCGCCTTTGCCATCCATCCCGACACCGGCCGGCCGTACGAGTGGCCGGAAGAGTCGCTCGCCGACATCGATATCGGCGGGCTGCCGGCGATCACCGAGGCGCAGGCGCGCGCATTCGCTGAAGAAGCGTACGCGCTACTGCCGGAAAACCTGCGGCCGGCGCGGCTTGGCGGCGGCGATCTCGTAGCGCGTGAGCCGTCCGCGGGCGATCTGCGGGGTACCGCCGAGGCCGTCAGCGCGGCGCTCGCCTTCATTCCCAACGCCGATCTCGACTACGACAGCTGGATGCGCATCGGCATGGCGCTGAAGGGCGCGCTGGGGGATGACGGTGAGGCGCTGTTCGCCGACTGGTCGGCGCAGTCGGCGAAGGACGTTCCGGAAACGACCGCCAAAGCCTGGGCAAGCTTCCAGCCGCGCTCGATCGGTGCCGGCACCATTTACCACCACGCCATCGCCAACGGCTGGTCGCCTGATCCGGCGCTCGTTCTCAACGGCAACGTCCAGATGAACGGCCGGCACCCGGCGCGAGGGCTGCTGGAAAAGCTCTCGTCGCCGCCGCTGCAACTTCCGCAAAAAATTGCGGAAGTCGGCCCCGTTGAGAAAGCGCCCTGCCCGGTCGATGTCGCCGGCCTCGACGGCGCGCTGAAGATGCTGGTCGACTACATGCTGGCGACCGCCCGCCGGCCGCAGCCGGTGCTCGCCGTCGGCGCCAGCCTGTGTGCGCTCGGCGCGCTGATGGGCCGTAAGTACCGGACCGAGAGCAATCTGCGCTCAAACCTCTACGTCGTCGGCATCGCCGATAGCGGCTCCGGCAAGAACCACAGCCGCGAGGTGATCACCGAGCTGTTCGTCGAAGCGGGTCTCGGCCACACCCTCGGCGGCAACAAGATCGCCTCTGGCGCCGGACTGCTGACGGCGGTGCACCGTCAGCCGGCGATCCTGTTCCAGATCGACGAGTTCGGCATGTTCCTGTCGGCCGCGGCCGATCGCAAGCGCAGCCCACGGCACATCTCGGAAATTCTCGATATCATGACCGAGATCTACACCATGGCCGGCACGATCTTCCTCGGCGCCGAGTATGCCAACCGCGACGGCAAGAACGAACGGCGCGACATCAATCAACCCTGCCTCTGCGTCTACGGCACGACGACGCCGATCCACTTCTGGAACGCGCTGCAGTCGTCCAATGTCGTCGACGGCTCGCTCGCCCGCTTCATCGTCTTTCAGTCGGAGGACGACTATCCGGAGGAGAACGACGCCGCCGGTATCCGCACCTCACCGCCGGAACTGCTCGACGCGCTCAACCTGATCGCCAGCGGCGGTGGCCGCCAGCCTGCCGGCAACCTCGCTGGCATGACGCCGGGCCCGGAAACTGCGGTGGATCCGCTGACGGTGCCGCTGACGCCGGAGGCGCGGGCGCTGTTCGCCGGCTTCAAGCGCGACAACACCGCCCAGCTGCGAGAGGCGCGCGGCACGCTGTTCACCTCGATCCTGGCGCGGATCGCCGAGAACGCCTGGAAGGTGGCGATGATCCGTGCCGTCGGCGCCGATCCGGTGGCGCCCGTCATCCGCGCCGTCGACGCCGCCTGGGCGATCGCGCTTGTCCGCCATTGCGCCGAGCACACCATGCTCGAGGTGGAGCGCAACGTCGCCGACAACCCGGTCGAAGCGAACCACAAGCGGGTGCTCGGCATCATCCGAAATAGCGGGCAAGCGGGGCTGACGAAGAATGAGCTTGCCCGCCGCACCCAGTTTTTGGATCAACGCCAACGCGCCGACATCGTTGGATCTCTGGTCGAAGCCGGCCAGGTTGTCACCGCTTTGCGTCCATCAGCAACCAAACAGGCCATGATCTTCCGCGTCTGCGATGGAGAGGCCGCATGATTGGCGAATTCGTCAACGGCCCCCAATTCGTCATCCATCGCCAACGGCGGCTTAGTCCTTCTGGCTACGCGAAAAATTCCCTATTCGTCAAATTCGTCAATCCGTCACGTAAGACCCTCACGCGGGTAATGATACGCGCGCACGTTCTCACCTCTATACGTATTGATGAATTGATGATTTTGATGAATTTATATTATGATTATATAAATCAATGGCTTACGTCCGCTCGATCGCCTTTGATCATTTCTGACGGACTTGACGAATCTGATGCCCGTTGGTCCGCCCTGACGAAAATCCCCGATCTCACTGCATCCACCCTCGAGGGCTGGAGCGGGGTTGCCGTCCCTGACCGGACAGCGGCCGCCGCCCCCGCCGCTCCATGACCCTGGAGGAACACATGCGTGCTGCATGCGTCGCGGCGGCAATCCCGTCGCACACTGAACGTCCGCAAACCGCTGGGCTCGGCGAACCCACGCCACCCGTCATCCTCGCCCTTGATCTCGGCCAGCGCACCGGCTGGGCGGTGCGCAATCGCGACGGTGCGATCGCCAGCGGCGTGCACGAGTTCCGCCCCGGCCGGTTCGAAGGCGGCGGGATGATCTGGCTGCGCTTCCGCGCCTGGCTGCAGGAGATCGACGAAACGTCGGGCGGCGTCGGCGTGGTGGTGTTCGAGGAAGTCAGGCGGCATCTCGGCACCAGCGCGGCGCATGCGTTCGGTGGTTATCTCGCGCACCTCACCGCCTGGGCTGAGGCAAACCGGATCCCCTACCAAGGTGTCCCTGTAGGGACAATCAAGCGGCACATCGCCGGCAAGGGCAACGCCGACAAGCAGGCGGTGATCGCTGCGGTGAAGGCGCTGGGCTTCAACCCGGCCGACGACAATGAGGCTGATGCACTGGCGCTGCTCGACTGGGCGATCGTCCATGGCGTGGGACTCGTTCGATGAACGGCGCCATGCTGCTGCAGCACGCCGCCGGCGTGATCGAACACCGCGAACGGAGTTACGGGCCGCCATCGGAGAGCTTCGAGGCCATCGCTGCGCGCTGGTCGCTGGTGCTGGGCGTGACGGTGACGCCGGCGCAAGTGGCGCTCTGCCTGATCGATCTGAAGCTGGCCAGGCTCTCGCGCGATCCATCGCACCTCGACTCGATCGTCGACGTCGCCGGCTATGCCGCGTGCCTCAGGGAGGTGACGCGCGATGTCTGAACCCAGGGGTTCGCTGGAGCGGCACCTGCCGCAGACGCCGCCAACGGAAGAGGAGCTGCTCGCCATGCGGCGCGCGGCGTGGCGGCGCCAGGGGATCGTCGTCATCAGGCCTGCCGACGTCCGCGACGAGATCATTCGCCAGGCGCTAATCAATGAGGCGACGCGGCTCTACGGACAGCGGGAGGTGGCGTGATGGCGCGGCGGAAAAGGAAAGAACCAGTGGCGCGCGTTGTCGCCGGCCTGCCTTTGATCCGGCGTGCCAACGACGTGCTGGAGCCGGTGTACGAGGCCGATCCCGATGGCCGGCCCGTCGTCCATCACCGCACCGTCGATACGCTGGGCATCATGCTGCGCGCCGGCACGATCACGAAGCCGATGCACGACGCGGCACGCGACTTCCAGGCGCAGTTCACCGTCGCCTGCTACGACACGCTCGTCTGCATGCGCTTTCAGCGCGATCCGTCGCGGGGCAACCGCGCCGAGTTGACGGAAACGCAGATCGATGCGCGGCGTCGGGTCAGTGCAGCGATAGACGCACTTGGCGGGCTCGGCAGCCCGGCCGGGAGCTGCGTCTGGCACGTCGTCGGATTGCAGCATTCGATCCGCGAGTGGGCGATGCGCCAGGGGTGGGGCGGACGGCCGATCGGCGAGAAGCCGGCGCAGGGCGTTCTGATCGCGGGGCTGGGTGTTCTGGCGCGACACTACGGGTACGCGCGCAGCTCGGAGAACAGCATTTTGCGTGCTTGACACGCGGCCTTACAAGATGTAGTGTTAGCCAATTGTTCGAATTGCGACTGAAGCACTTTCCACGGCGGCAGTCGCGTGTCGCACAGGGCATGGCAGGGCTTGGTGAGGAGGCGGGCACACCCCGACAACGGAATGACCCGCCTCTTACATCCTAAGGTAGCAGAGAAAACAGGAGATAAGGCGTCAGATCAGTTTCGTGCCTCACAATCCATTGATATATTTGGTTCCTTCCCGGCACACAACCTATGCTGGTGGTCGGCGCCCGGAAGTTCGATAGCGTGAGCCCCGAAATCGGGGAAGCCACGTAAGCCATAAGCCAATCCAGCGCCGCTTATTCGTTTCGTAATTTCAGAGGCTTAACGCTGGTTCTCTGGTGGCTTCCGCCGGATCCAACGTTCCAGCCCATGCGACCTCCTCTCGCTGCAGATCTTGCCGCTCCCCGCGGCGATTTTTTTTGGACCAAGCACAATCACCATGACCTCGTTGCGTTTGGCGCCTCGCGCCCCCTGCGGGCACCTGCCCGAGCAGATCGAGCAGTGGGATGTCGCGCGCCTGAAGCCCTACGCGAACAACGCGCGCACCCACTCCGACGATCAGATCGCCAAGATCGCCGCCTCGCTGGTGGAGTACGGCTGGACGGCGCCGGTGATGGTGGCCGACGATGGCGAGATCGTCGCCGGCCACGGCCGGCTGCTGGCGGCGCAGCATCTGGGCCTGAACGAGGTGCCGATCATCCAGCTCTCACACCTGACGCCGGAGCAGGTCCGCGCCTACCGGATCGCCGACAACCGCCTTTCCGAGCTTTCTGGCTGGGATGACGAACTGCTCGCTGCCGAGCTGCACACGCTGAACGCCGCCGGTTTCGATCTGGGCCTCACCGGCTTCGAGGGCGAGAATCTGGACCGGCTGCTGGCGCCGCTCGACGAGGGCGACGGCCTCGCTGGCGAGGATGTCATTCCCGAGCCGCCCGTGAACCCGGTGTCGCGCCAGGGCGATCTGTGGCTCTTGGGCGATCACCGGCTGCTGTGCGGAGACTCGACCAAGGCCGATGACGTCAATCGCGTGATGCACAACCATAAGGCGATCTTGTTTGCAACCGACCCTCCCTATTTGGTTGATTACGACGGCACCAACCATCCGTCGAAGCAGGGAGCGGCCGACAAGAACAAGGATTGGGGCAACAGCTACGGCATCACCTGGGACGACTCCTCCCAGGGTCCCGAACTCTACGAGGGCTTCATCAAGGCGGCGATCGATCACGCCATCCTGCCCAACGCCGCGTGGTACTGCTGGCACGCCAGTCGAAGGCAGGCGATGGTCGAGGGCGTGTGGGAGAAGTTCGGCGCGTTCGTCCATCAACAGATCGTCTGGACGAAGGACCGCGGCATCCTGACGCGCTCGTACTACCTCTGGCAGCACGAACCCTGCTTCTTCGGCTGGCTCAAGGGCAACAAGCCACCCAGGGTCTCGGACGATTACCCCAGCACGGTGTGGCAGCTGCCGACGGTGAAGGTGGGCGAGAAGACCGATCACCCGACGTCGAAGCCGGTGGACGTCTTCGCCATCCCGATGCGCCAGCATGCCCGGCCGGGCGAGGTCTGCTACGAGCCCTTCTCCGGTTCGGGCTCACAGATCATCGCCGGCGAGACGACGGGGCGGCGGGTGTTCGCGATTGAGATCTCGCCGCAGTACGTCGATGTGGCGGTCAAGCGCTGGCAGACGGCGGCGGGCAAACGGGCGACGCTCGACGGCGACGGCCGGACGTTCGATGCGGTAGCGGGCGAGCGGCTGCCGAAGGCGGCCTGATGGGCGATCACCGCGGAGTGCAAGGAGCGGTTCCTGGCGGGGTTCATGCCCCCGAGACGCGGGTTCGAATCCCGCCTCCGCAACCAACCTCGAAGCAGTCGCGGCGGATGTCGCTGATCGAGGCGATCAGCAATGTGGCCGTCGGCTTCGGCCTGGCGATCGCAACGCAGATGCTGGTGTTCCCGCTGTTCGGGCTTCAGGCCTCGTTCGCCGACAACGTGGCGTTAGGCTCGATCTTCACAGTGGTGTCGATCGCCCGTTCGTACGCCCTTCGCCGGGTGTTCGAAGCGATCCGGGTTCGGTCGGCGGCCGGCTTCCATCATGCGACCGGCGAGGATCCTTGTGCTGCAGGTTGAGTTGCACTATCTTTAGTTTAGTCAGTTTTTGACGCTTCTGTTTCTGGTTGCTGCTTCGCTCTCGGCGTCGCCGGCTCATTCTTCGAAAAGACGTTGAAGCTATCTCGCGCGGTGGCGTGTTGCCAGGCGCGTCATCTGTCTATGTGAGGCGAAATACGTGAAGACCGGAACAGTGAAGTGGTTCAACTCCGCGAAGGGCTTTGGTTTCATCCAGCCGGACAGCGGCGAGGCCGATGCGTTCGTGCACATCTCGGCCGTCGAACGGGCTGGGATCAACAATCTGAACGAGGGCCAGCGGGTCGAATACGACCTCGTCGCGGGCCGCAACGGCAAGAGCTCGGCTGAGAATTTGACGCTCGTCGTCTGAGGCTGATCGCCGACCACGATCGGAAGCCCCCTGGGGAAGCTCAGGGGGCTTTTCTTATCGATCGGGCCTTACGCCGGCTCAAGAAATCCGCAGCTGACGAGGTCATCAACGAAGGCCTCGGCGCTGCCGGCGCGCACATCGCTGCTGTCCCAGGTCGCGCAATTGTCCGCCATCTGCGCCATGAATTCGGCGGCATCGGCGTGCTCCAGGAAACTCAAGGCGCGCAGACGATCGACAAACTCGGCCGCAGTCGCGGCCTCGTAGACGCGGCCGTCGTCCACGGCGCGGTAACGCATGGCTGGCCGCATCACTCGCACCCCCAAGCCACCCCTGCTGCCCACGGCGGCGAGAGGGCGGCGCCGTCGAACCACGTTGCCCGCTCAGCGCGGTGGGCGATGGTGATCGCCGCGACCTGTGCTTCGCGCAGCGTCGAGAGATCATCGAAGCCGAAGTCGCGATAGCCGTCGGCGATCGAAGCGAGATAGCCGTCGGACGCCGGCCCGTAGTCGCGCTGGCGCGGCCCGTTCATCACGTAGGCCATCGGCTTCACCCGCTTGCCGTTGGGCAGCGCGATCGCGATGCGCTCCTTGACGTAGAGGTGCGGGAAGCCCTCGTAGGCGTCGAGCGCGCGCTCGCAGGCCCGCGTGATCTCCCACAGCGCCGCCGGCGTCATGGCGTCGCGATCGGGCTCGATGTCGGCGACACGCTTCATGACGAGGCGCCAGCCTTCGAGCCGGATGGCGGCAAGCGGCCGCGCCTTGGGACAGCGGCTCGCCATCTGCCGGCGGTTCATGTTCGAGCCGTAAGCGACGTAGAGCATCGTTGGCTTCTCTCCTCTCAGGCGGCACGGGCGCGGCGCGCGAAGTAAGCGGCGCGGCGGCGCAGGTAGCTGGCGGTCTCGTCATCAATGCCGGCCATGACGTGGTCGGCGGTGTCGACGGCGCGGTTGATGATGGCATAAACCGTGGTGCCGTTCTCGCGGCGGCTGATCACCTCGAGGCCGCGCTTGCGCAGCTGGGTCGAGATCGCTGCCCTCAGCGTATGCCGTTGCCAGCCGGTGGCGGCGATCAGATCGTCGATGCTGGCCCCGCCCATGCGGCTCAACATCGTCATCACCGTTGCCATCTTGCTGTTCGTCGGGATCAGTGCCGCGGTATTGGTGCCGGCGGCGACGCGGCGGCTCTCCTCGATGAAGCCCAAACCAAACTTGATCCAGGCCAGCGCCTTCTCGGCCTCGACGGTGCCGCCGTGCTGGCGGAACTCGATGGTGCGGTGGCGGCGCCAGGCCTCCAGGTTGACCTTGGCGTAGCGGGTGCCGAAGGCATCGCAGGCCTCGGCGGTCGAGTGGCTGGCGAGCTTCTGCATCACGCTGCCGCTGGCGAGGAAGGATCGAACGCTGCGGCAGAAGCGGTTGGCGTTGCCGCGGCGGGAAGGCGCCATCCAGGCGTCGATCTCGTCTTCGAATTTGGCGTAGCGGCGCACCACCGTCGCGATCTCGGCGGCAGTGAGATCCGCTGCCCCGTAATGCGTGTGCAGTCCGCACCTAACGTCCACTTTAGCTTGCGCTGCGTTCAGCGCGTCGAGGACCACCTTCGCCTGGGCCAAGCCATGTTCGCCCTTGAGCACCGGGCTCACCACCTCGAAACCGTCGGGAACGCTGGCATCGCTGACGATCTTCCAGTGGCCGCGGGCCTCGTGGTTGTAGCCTTCGATGCGGGCATCGATGCTGGCGTTGCGAAGGGCGGTCTCTGCGGCTTGCTTGGTAATGCCGAAGGCCTCGATCTCGATTCCGAAAGTTCTGTTGTTCAGCATCGTCGTCGCTCCAATCTAACGACGACAGTAACGCTCTTCATGAAATGATTAGCAAGGATAAGAGACGCGATAAGCCAAGACGAGCGCAACTATAATGGCGCTCGTCTTACTTACGTTAAAACAGAATGGACCGATTGTTGCCTTCTTGATTATAGCGCCGTGTTTGTCTCTGCAAGCAGCCGCTGTTTGAACTCATCGGGTGCCGCCATGCTATCGGACACGCTCTTGCCGAAGCGCAGCGCTCCGGCCTTGCCGACATAGAAGAACGATCCGTCAGGCCGCTTCAGCGTGAGGTACTTGCGGCTGCGGCTCTCGACCGGCGTGCCACGGCCCGAGGCGACGAGGGCATCGACGAGGCGCTGCTGCAGGGTGGGCTTGGCCATCGGTGCCTCCGTCACTCGGCGACGCGGTACGTGCGGCTGCCGCTATCACCCTTCTCCGAGGTGATGGTGAGCCCGAGCTTCTTCTTCAGCGCGCCGGCCATCGCACCGCGGACGGTGTGGCGCCTCCAGTGCATCGCCTCGGCGATCTGTTCGACGGTGGCGCCCTCCGGCCGCTTGAGCATCTCGATCATCCGCGCCTGCTTGCTGTCGGGCCGGCTGCTGGCGCGGCGCCGCGGCGTGACCGCGAGCGGGCCAGCGTTCGGCAGGATGTCCGCTTCCGCCGGTTCGTCGTTGGCGGCGCTTTCAGAAGCCGGTTCGGCCGGCGGCTCGGCAACGAAGTTGGCGGGCTGGCATCCTTCGTCGCGCAGCTGGGCGCGGAATTCGGCGGCGCCCATCCGGCCGCTCAACAGGCCGTCGGCGGCGTCGAAGACATCGGCGGCGGTGAGGCCGATCTGCGCCGCGGCGCGCTCGATCGCCTTGATGGCGTTGCGCTTGGTGTTGGGATTGCGGCGCTCGTTCTCCAGCGCGCTCAGGATCTGCGCCAGCTGGGCGAGGCTGTAGGGGTACTCAGGAGTCATCGGTGGCGTCCTCTCATCCGGCGCCACGGGATCGCGGTGCCTTCTACCACCCCAAGCCCCGACGCTTGGCAGCGGTCGGGGCCGGCACGATCGGGCGTTCGCGTCAGTCGGTGGTGTCGGTCATGATCGCGCAGTGCGTCACCCACCCAGTCAGGTACGGCAGATCGCGCGGGATGCCGTGCTCGCGTTCGGTGTGCTTGCCGATGCGCCAGCCCATCCACTTGGCGACCGCGGTGTCGATTGCGTCTGAGAGCGTCAGGCCGGCGAACAGCCCATTTGCGACATCGTCGGCGAAGTGGCGGCCGTG